TTACTGTTCTACATACCAGATTTCCATAGCTCCATTATCCTTACTGTGCCAGCATGCGCCCTGTAGGTCGCCATCCTCCTGAAGGTAATACCAGTCTCCGGAGCCGTCAGCCGGATCCACCTGCTTCGTATCAGGATTCCACCGGTGCCAGCCGGTTCGGATGTACCCGTTTGCTCCAAAGAGATAATGGTGGTGGTTGATCAGACGCCAGTCATTTGTAACCCAGGATCCGTCTTCGTTCTGCCACCACCAGCCGTGCGCGTCGTACTGCCATCCTTCTACGATCTGTTTTTCTTCCGCCGATGGCCATGTCTTCATGAACTGCTCCGGCGTCTTAAATTTCTTTTTTATCCCGCTCGTCGATGATCCCCAGTCTGGCAACTGGAAGTGTGGCTTGTCCACGATGCTCTTCCAGGCTCCGCCCCATTCCAGTCCGATCGATGCACCGATCGCGCCGACTTTGGAAAAGAATCCATCTTTATCATAATAGGCACCGCAGCCGTCGGCTCTGTAAATATCAAACGCCACTCCCCACTGATGATAAGAGCTGTAGCTGCTGCCTTTCGCATTCGTGACAATAGTCCCCGGCTTTGTGCGTCCCTGAGCATACAGGGCATCCTGCTCTGCCGTGGTACGCAGCGTCTCACCAATTTTGATCTGCAGTCCCTGCTTCTCGCATTCCTTGATAAGCTCCGCGGCCAGCGTCTGGAGCCGCGGGTGACATAATGTAATATCTCTCATAATTTTCTCTCCTCTCCTATCAGAAGAAAGCCCAGAAGGATATCCCCTCCGGGCTGTTGCGACGTCGCAACGGTCATATCCCGGACCGTGACGGGAGATATTCGGATCACCTCCTCCTAATCTTCTTTTCCTGACTGTTTTAATAACTGATTCACATAAGTAGAAAGTCCGGCTACGAGAATTCCCTGAGTGATTGCGGTAAACACGGCTAAAGCAACATCCTGACCATTGGCACATGCACAAGTGGCAAATACATAGATAGCGCAAATCGCAATACCCATTCCGCCGTTGATCAGCGGAATGTATTTATCCTTCACGGTTTCGCTCTGCTTTAACCATGCACCAACAAAATATAATACAACTGCAACTACCAACAATTCCGGTTTTACATAATCTTTAATCTGCATACATTAATTCTCCTTCTGATTTTCCTCCAGATCTGCGATCCGATGGTTTGCAACCTTAATCTGTTCTTCCATGACCGCCTGCGTCTCCTCTAATTTATATGTACGCTCGATCACGGTATTATGCTTATCCACTTTTTTCTCAAGCTGCTCTAAGCGATATGCAGTCAGCTTGGCCGATGCAACGACACCAGCTAAACTGCCAAGGCTGCTGCCTGCTAAACCAACCAGAGCAACTACAACTTCTGTCTGCACTTCATCCCTCCTATATCATCTGTAGTGTGGCCGTTCCTCCCCGAACTTTCGGTACCGGATCCAGTCGTCCAGAACGATTCCGGCCAGTGCCACCGGCAGCCACATAAGAAAGTACTGCGGACAGATCTGCCCCAAGAGGTTGCCCGGAAGCCCGCTGTAGTCCCAGACTCCCCAGCCGAGCCACAGATTGACGATGCAGCCGGTCAAGAACTCTAATGTCGTGATTCCGACCGCACCGATGAGGATCTGCTGCCAGAGCGGCATCTGCCAGGGAATAACCTCGTTGATCAATCCCAGAAATACGAAACAGATCCCACCGAGTAAAAACATGGTCCAGTGACTCCGGCCGCGCCAGATCAGTTCGATCAATATGTAAAGCAGTCCGCCAACACCGAACAGGAACAGGTATTTATTCAGCAACCTGTGGTTCATCTACATCACCTGCTCTCTCTTTCGCTGTTGCAATATATGCCTTTAGAACGTCTGACTGGTACTGTTCCGGTACATCTGCGCCATAATAGATCTGCTGGATCTCATCTGTTGTACATCCTGCAATCCACATATTTACAGCATTGCAATAGGTCGTGTGGTAAGATACGTAAGCCATTGCCGTGGATGTGATAATCTGCATATCCTCTGCACTGTAGTATCGGCATGGCTGACCGTCCGCGTGATACTCAAGCTCGGTGGCGCCTGATGCAAGCTGTACCTGCTTACCGAAGAGATTGAGCTGATCATGCTCCGTCAAGCTAAAATGCTCCGTGGATCCATCCGTAAGAGTCACATCGACTCCGGAATAGATGGCAGTCTCACATGCCTGACTGATCTCTCGTTTTTTCGCTGCCTGCAGCTCTTCCAGAGTCGGAACATACGGTTCTGACGGAAGAATCTCGCCACCGGTATCCTGATCCGGTTTCTGGTACACGCTGCCATCATCAGATAAGTAGATTGTCTGTCCTTCATCGCGATATACAGTCTCCCAACCTGTCAGTGTTGTGCATTCGATTCCACCCGCCGTGTAGAGCACAATGTCTCCACCCCATTTTGCCGGGACCATGTTTACAAATGCAATCTGTAGTACGTGTGTAGAGATTGTCTGGATACTGCGGATCTCATAGATTTTCCCGTTGATTTTGATTTTTTCCATGATATCTACCTCCTAAAAAATATTTTTGTATATATAAAAACTCCCGAAATGGGAGTTGATTTTTCCATGTACCGATCCAACTTTCCAGTTTCCCGCCATGCCAAGACCATCCCGGTAACTTCACCGAGATGGTCTTCGTTTTGTTGACGTCAACAAAATAACAATTTGAGTAACAAATTTAAAATTACTGCAGATAATGGATACACTCAGCTATCTCAACTCATGGACGTTGGTGCATGGAGTGAGCCATTTGTGTTTGACATCCCGTATACGTCATCGCTTGCTCCTGCAAGTAATAATGCTGTCGGCATCGCAGAGAGAGGAATGCTTCACGCATTTGATTATGCGGGTAAACACTTTTACTGTATTGATGCTTCAAAGGGTTGGCAGAAATCGCCGTATGCTTTAAAGAGTGATTTGCTTAATCTTTCGCGAACTTTTGTGAGTGGGGATAGCTTTTCTGATGCGAAAGATTAAGCAATCCCGCCAGGTATTTATGGGGGTCAATCCAGGACTGAAAAACATCCCTGAAAACACCTATGGCTTATTGGATGTTACAGCTGATACCGTAAACAACTGGAGGTTTTTAAAATTTACTCCGACCAATATAAAATCCCATTATCTTATGTTCTATAATGGATATGATAAAACGTGGAGTGAATGGGCACATTTTGCATCCACAACATAACAACAGGAATAGTCATTTTTGTTAAACTATATATAATCCTCAACTTTTTCCAATTTTATACCAACTAATAAATTTCTTTTGCCAGATACTGCCAACCCATATTGCACTTTTAATGCGCGGCGATGATACAATCAAAGTGCCATATACGCAGCCATCCGTAGTATTTATATCTGCCCCAAGCAGTAATCCGCAGAAATCTCCAGTAGTATATTCTGTCATTGTCTCAGATCCAGCATCAGCATTGACATCTGCTGTCATTGTTGGTAATTTATAAAATCCTGCATGTTTCAACTGAGAAGGAAACGATAATGGGCCAATATCATCTAAAAAAGTGCTTCCTTTTTCATAATTTGCCTTGGTGGTATTGTACAAAGAGGTTAAATTGTCGAGAGCAGATTTGTTCGCCAGACGCTCCCATCCCATCCATATGCCATCCCAGAAATTTCCAACGTAAAATTCCTGAGACATGGAAACCGAAGTTTTATATCTTGGAGAAGTGAGAATGAATGTATTATATTTAGAATTGTTCATTCCTAAACGAGTTATTCTAAAATCTCCTACATTATTTTCTGGCGCATTTCCAGATGGCGTTGTTGCAAATGTCTCAACAGAGTAGACGTTGACAGACAGGTCGGAAAAATCAGAGTAGTTCATGACGTAATTACTTCCTAACATTTTTCCGTTCAACTTACTCAAATTGTTATTAGTTGTATCGATCAGATCCTTCAATGCCTTTCCCTGAGCTGCTGAAAGCGGTAATCCTGTGTTATCCGTCACGCAGTTGTTGACGATCTGTCCGGCATGTAAAACGAATTGCAGGCCTGCCTTTAGGTTTCGTAACGTGATGGCCACCTTATTTCCAGTCACAAATTTACTCAGAAAGTCCGGAAAGCTTTTAATATCCTCAGTAACTCCAGAATCATCAAATTCAGACAATTCTTCATCTACTTTGTCCCAGTTTTCATTCTGGACATCCACGTCATAGAAATCATTCTGTTCCGGTTTATTAAATTCATAATTCGATGTTTTTGTTGCCATGATTGTCTCCTTTATAATTTTTGTGTCATCAACGCTGACTGCATATATGAAGAAAGCTGATTGTGTCGATACGTTGCCAGGTGTGCCTGTGTATTAAACTCTGTCTCAAAATCTGTTGCTGTTCGGAGTTGATAATGTGTATACGCTGCCATCTGAGCATGTGTATACGGCTTAAACGATCGATGCCGGTTGAAGATGATCATAACCTGTACAACCATGTCGGCCGGAGCCATTGCCCTCATCAGATCATAAATATAACCATCCTTTGAAATAGCCTCTAACATCAGACTGACCTTCAGATATTTTTCCTTTGGATTGATCTCAAGCTTGTAGTATTCCTCTCCCACCATCGCATCCAGAACCTCTTTAAACTTCCTGAATGTATATGGGCGGCTTGATACCCATCGTCCTTTTATGTTCCTTCGACGATCCTCCAGAGTCTCCTCTCCGGTCAGGTTGATCTGCATGATCTTTTCCCAGTACGTACACTCCGATGCCTCCATGCTGTCAAAATGTCTGTTATCCTCCATTCGATCCAGTTTAACCCAGACCTGTTTTAACTGAGCATCGTACACCTTCGCAATCCTTTTAAATTCCTCTATGTCTGCAATATGCATAGGAAAATAATGGATCACATTCGGCATTAAAAATTCATTCACTGTGCTGTCACCTCTCCTAAGACCGGAATCTGATTCCAATTTAAAACGAGGTTTGCGCTGGACCCATTCAGCGTTGTCGCAGAAATATCCACGACACCCTCTACATCCAGCACTGCTGCCTGGAGCTTCGATATATAGATTGTGGATTTTGTGGACTCATCTCCGTTTTTCCATTCCGCGGCGATTGATTCCAGGTATTCTGCAATTTTTTTCTTTACCTCTGCTCCAATGCTGTTCCAGTTATACCCGCTCATGTAGGATATCTTTGTCACAACATTGACCTTCACGGCATCCACCGACTCAACCGTAACGGCATGATCGATCGGGGCAAATCCGTACCCACTGCCACCTTCGGCCGGAACTGCTGCCTCCTGGATCTGTTTAATCAAATACTCAGAACACGTTCCAAACACAGAACTGATCACAACGACTTTCACTGTCCCCGGACCATTCCAGACTGGTTCCACTTTACATCCACCAACACCGGAGATTGCTCCCACCTGTTCTTTATACTGTGCGATGTTGCCACCAAATGACTCCATCGAAAAGCTTTGTAAATACCTGGTATACAGGCTGTCCCGAGTCTCATCATCTGACCCGTTAATCAGAATCTCCTTAATTTCCGCAGTTTCAAGTTCGTCTACATGATCGATCGCCGTTAGTTCTCCTGTAAGTCCATTCGGCCCTGTTCCAGCTTCTTCGCATACGGCTCGATACTGGAACTTACCTTCATTGATTGTCTCTGTCACAGCATAATGGAATGATTTCAGATAAAATCTACTGCCGATCGGCACCGTGCAGTTTGCTTCAACAAGCACTTCCGCGTTCGTGGCCGTCTTTCGATAGATTCCTCGATCCCGCGCAATTTTTACAAGCTCATCGAGGTCTGCCGTATCCGCATGATTCTGTTTGCAGATATAATCCATCTGGATATACAGCTTTTCCGCTTCATAAGCTAACGCCGATAACGCGTTTCCGACCAGCCATCCTTCCCCCGTCTGCACTCCAGCACCGGTCTCCTTCTGAGCATCCGATAAGATTGACGCATAAGTCTTATCTTCATACACTCTGCTCCACCTCCATCTCTCCAAACTTAGTCTCTACTTTAAAAGACAAGGTCAAATGTTCTTTCTGTACCTCAGCAGAAAAGTCACTGATTCCTTCGATATACGGATTCACCATCAACGCCTCTTTGATCTCACTTTCACCATCCGTGTTCAAATATTCCTCTGACACGGTGTGTCCAATGTACTGCTCCAGATCTACCCCGTAATCCCATGAATAGATCGGATACCGAAATCGCTGCGTCTTCAGGCAGTTCCAGATCCATACCTTAATGGCTTCTTTCCCTTCCACGATCTTTCCGGTAAGCTGGCCGGTCTTGAAATTGATTCCATATTCTTTCGGAATCTCCAGAACCGTTTCCTTCTGCACCTCACTGGCCACCGTCATCATAAAACTTGGAAGTATGCTCATACGCTCACCATCTTTTCTAAAATGAGTACCTTAGAATCTGACAGCTGATACACTGCCACTGTATCACCAGCTTTCAACGCTGAAATATACTGTGTCTTATCCTGTAGCTCACCATCTGCCGGACAATGCCCGGCAACTTTAACCGCCAGCGGATTGACCAGATGTTCTGCAAATTGCAGTTCCCCCGGTCCAAGTTCCATACCATCTTTCAATTTGCAGGACTTCGGCCCTGTCATCGTTGCCAGGGCAAT